CACAACTTAGTGGAAGTGGTGACTTCATCTACATAGCCATCCGCAGAGGCCCGATGAAAGTGCCTACGGTGGGGACGAGTGTTTATAACGCAATTGCGAGGACGGGTACGGCTGCTGTTGCTACGGTGACCGGGGTGGGATTTGCGCCGGATTTGGTTCACGTTAAAGACCGCACCAACGCAGGGCCAGAGAACGTCTTCTTTGACAGGCTTCGTGGTGTAAACAACTATTTAGTAAATAGTGCAACAGCCGCAGAAGTAACCCTGTATTCAAACACGATTACGTCCTACAACATGGACGGCATATCGCTTGGAGCGGATGGTAGTGGAAACGTAAATTCAGCGTCGGGTTCACCTTCATACATCAACCACTTCTTCCGCCGCGCCCCCGGCTTCTTTGATGAGGTTTGCTATACGGGGACGGGAAGTGCCACTACGTTTAGTCACAATTTGGGCGTAGTGCCAGAACTTCTCATAACAAAAAACAGAAGTAACGCTTCTAACTGGCGAGTGTATTCAGCAACTTTGGGTAACACAAAGTATTTGACGCTTAACGGAGATCAAGCGGAAGATACGTTATCTACAATGTGGAATAACACCACGCCAACAAGTTCTGTTTTTACGGTTGGGACTTCTAATTCTGCGTCTGGTCAAACCTATGTAGCCTACCTCTTTGCCTCTGCATTGGGTGTAAGCAAAGTCGGCAGCTACACAGGAAACGGCAGCAACCAGACCATCAACTGTGGCTTTACTGGTGGTGCAAGGTTTGTGATGATCAAGCGCACAGACAGCACTGGTGATTGGTACGTCTGGGACACGGCAAGGGGCATTGTCTCTGGCAACGATCCACGACTGAGCCTTAACACCACAGCAGCCGAAGTGACAACAGATGACAGTGTGGACACTGACAGCACAGGATTTGTTGTCAATCAGTTGTCAGCCACAAACATCAACGTCACCTCTGCCACATACATCTTCTTGGCAATCGCATAAGGAACAATCATGCAAATTAGACTCAAATTAAATGGACAAGTTATGTACGAAAGTGAGTTTCGTGCATTGTTTCCAAACACATCTTTACCCCAACAGTTGTCTGAATCTCTCATTAACGAACTTGGTGGCGATGTAGTCTTTGAAGGCGCACAGGCATCTCCAACACGCTACCAAATTGGTTTTCGTGATGGTGTAGAGCAAGTCAATGGCAAGTGGTACACAAAGTATTCTGTGGCTGACATGGAAGATGAGGCTAAGACTGCTAAAGATGTTGAACAAGCCAAGTCTGTACGCAATACCCGTGACCAGTTATTGAAGGATTCTGATTGGACACAAGTAGCTGATGCTCCTGTTGACAAACAAGTATGGGCTACCTATCGTCAAGCCTTGCGTGATGTGACTACGCAAACAGGTTTCCCTTGGACAATTACATGGCCTGATGCGCCACAATAAGGAGTAATCATGGCAGTAACTAATCAACAAATTATTGACTATCTCTTAGCCAATCCTAATCTTAGCGATGCTCAGATTGTCTCCACTATGGAGCAATTTAAGATTTCCCCTGCTCAATTGGCTAGTGCTGTTAATCTACCTGAAGGGCAGATTGCTTCCCGTGTAGCGGCTATAGTTCCTAATGGTCAAACAGTTCAGCTTGGCGACACCATTGTTCAACCTGTTTATCAAGTATCTGGCTCTGGTCAAGATCGGCAGATTGGTGGACTTGAGAACGTCATTACCTATAAAGCAAGTGATAACAAAACTGGTGGTGCTTATACACAATACACACCTACTGGTGAAGTAGAGAAAACTGGCACACAACAAGAAGTTAAAAGTGGTCTAAAAGAGTTTGCTCTTGGTGCTGGATTGCTTTTGGGTTTGCCAACTTTATTGAATGCGGGTGCTGGTGCAGGTAGTGTGCTTGGTACGGCAGGGACTGCTGGTATGTCTGCGGCTGAACTTGCTCAACTTGATTTGGCACTTGGCGGTGCGGGTGGAACAGCGGGCGCTACATCTCTTGGTAACGCATTGGCTACTGGTGCTAATGTTGGTACTTTGACTAACTTAACTGGTGGCAGTAATGCGGGTTTATTGACCAATACAGGCACAGGTTTAACAACCAATACTGGTATTTTAACTGGTGGTTCTGATGTTGTTGGTATGGGTGGTGGCACAGGCTTAAAAGTTGGTACAACTGGCTTAGATACCATTACTGCTACTAACGCAGGTCTTAATTCTGGTTTAACAACAGGCGCTAATACAGGATTATTGACTACTGCTGGAACAACATTGGCTGGCATCGACACAGGTATTACAGCCGCAAATGCTGCCGCTACTGCTGCAACTGCCGCAGATGCCGTTGCCGCTGCAAACCTTGCCTCACAAGCGAATTTACTTACTGGTGGACTAAAAACTGTTGGTGGACTGCTTCAATCTGAAGAAGATAAAGCGGCTGCTAAATTAGCGGCTGACAAAGTTACTGCGGCTACTCAAGCAGGTGTAGAGGCATCACAGTTCCGTCCTGTAGGCATGACTACTCGCTTTGGTACGTCTAACTACACTTATGACCCTGTAACAGGTCGTATGACCTCTGCGGGTTATCAGTTAAGTCCTGAAGCAAAGAACGCTCAGGATCGCTTGGTTGCTTTGGCAGGTCGTGGTTTGACACAAGCAGAACAAGCACAAGCTCAATTTGCACCACTTCAAACAGGCGCTCAAAGTTTGTTTGGACTTGGTAATCAGTACATTTCTCAATCTCCACAAGATGTGGCTCAGAACTACATCAATCAACAGATGGCTTTGTTGCAACCTGGTCGTGAGATGGAGTTGGCAAACCTTCAGAATCGTTTGCAACAACAAGGTCGTGCGGGTCTGTCTGTTGCCCAAGGCGGTACTATGGGTGCTACTACTCCTGAACTTCAGGCTCTATATAACGCTAGAGCGCAACAAGAGGCAGTATTGGCGGCTAATGCTCAACAAGCTGGTCAACAGAACGTCTTGTTTGGTGCGGGTCTATTGGGTCAAGGCGCTCAAGCTATGGGTAACTATTATGGCGGTCAAGCACAAGCCTATTCACCATTTACAACTGCTTTGGGACAAGTACAGAACTTGGAGACTCAGGCACAACAACCTTTGACTATGGGTGCTAACCTTGCTCAACAAGCATCTACAGCAGGATTTAACGCTGGTAGATTAGGTGTTTCAGGTGCGGAGGCCGCTGGTAAATTAACAACAAGTCCAGCAGCTACAGTTAATCCTTACGCACAACTGTTCTCTGGAATAAGTGATCCAGTATTCGCTCAAAGTTTAGCAAAACAAATTTGGGGAGGTTAATATGGCTGAAATCGTAGGTAGTTTATTTGGTATAACGCCCGATCTTTATGAGCGTCAACTACGGGCGCGAGATGAAGAGAGAGCTATTCGCATGGCTAACCTTGCACCAGGCGCTCGTGGTGCGGCAATGATTCAATCAGGTGCGGCTACTTTAGGTCGTGGCATTGGTGGATTATTGGGCGGTGAAGACCCTCAACTGAAGTTGATTACTGCCCGTCAACAGATTATGAGCCAGACAGACCAGTCTGACCCTCAGTCATTGGCTAATGCTGCCAAGCAATTAAATGCTATGGGTGATACACAAGGCGCTATGGCTTTGATGGACTTTGCCCGTAAAGCACAGAGTGAGATGGCTCTTGTTGGTCAACGTAGGGCGGCAGAAACAGCATCCCTAGCTCAAGCCGCTAAGACTAACCTGACTATTAGACAAGAGGAAGAATTACGTGCTAAGTTGTCTCAACTTGGCCCTAATGCTACCGAAGATCAAGTTATTGGCGTTTTAACTCAATACGGCCCACCAGAGAAGGTTTTAGCGGCTTTAACAACGGCTCAAAGCAGAAAAGAATCAACACAAGCTAGAACTGAAGCATCTCAAGCGGCTAATCAAGCACGTATTGATGCGGCTAAAACTGCGGCTGATGCTGCGCTAGAAAGAGCTAAAGTTTTGGCTGATGCAAAGATTGAGGCGGCTCGTGAACGTGGTGCTACTGATAAACAGATTGCTCAAATGCGGATTGATTCCGCAAAAGAACTTGCTCAAAACAAAATTGATTCTGCAATGCAGTTAAAAGAGTTTGCAAACTCACTCAAAGGCCCGAAAGCCCTTGCTCCTTCTCTGCAAAAAGAAGAAGACAAAGAACTTGAGTTGGTTGACTCTTTAAAAGCTCGTGAGGATTCATTAGCTCCTGCAATTGCATCTTTGACTCCTGATCCTAAAACAGGAAAGATTCCATTAGAACTTGGCCCTGTAAGGAATTTAAGGTATCAAGCCCAGAATGCGGCAGGTAACTCTACTCCTGAGAGCCAGAGTTTTGCTGCGTTAGAACGTGCTGTACAGGCGGCAACCAACTTAAAAACAGATGCGGCTAAAGGTGTTCAAACAGACAAAGACGTATTGCGCTTTGCCAATGAACTTATTGCGGCTTTTGGCAAATACGATACTACTGTTACCAAGCAAGCACTTGATGACTTTGTTAAGGCTACTGCAAAGGCTAAAGAGAATGCTCAAAAACGCATTGATAGTAGACGTAAATCTCAAGGTATTGAGCCTTATTATGGCCCTGCATTGGGTACGTCTTCCAATCCAATCAAACTTGATTAAAGGCTAACAAAATGGCTAAAGTTTATGAATACAAGGGTGTTTCTTATGAGTTGCCAGATGGACTCACAAATGAAGACGCTCTTGCCAAAATCAAAGCTAGTTTAGGTGGTGAAGAGCCTACTATGGCTCAACCTGCTCAACCAACTCAAGCGCCTCAAGAACAAGGTTTAGGCGATATGTTGCGTAGACAACTTGGTTTGGCAACTCGTGCCGTTGTTACTGGTGTTTCTTCTCCAGCAAACATGGTTACTGACTTCCTAAGTGGTGCGGTCAATGTTGGTGCAAACCTTGTTGGATCAGAGAAGAGGATGCCTTATTTGTCTAAAGAGCAAAGCAAAGGTCTGACACAACTTGGCGTTCCACAACCTGAAACTGGTGCTGAACGGGCTGCTCAAGTTGGTATGCAAGCACTGTCTTCAGCGGGTGGAATGGCGGCAATCGCTCCTAAGTCTATCTTTGGTGCTGATTTAGTTCGTCAACTTCCTGCCGCTACTGTTGCACCAATGGTTGCACAACCTGTTGCTGAGATCACTAAAGAAATAACTGGAAGCGATATGGCGGCTACTATTGCCGCTCTAGGCGTTTCTGGTGCTGTAGGCAAGGCTACTGGAGATATATCTGGTCGTATTGCCACAGGTAAGCAACCCACTACAACGATGGCTGAAGTTCAGCAAAGAGCAAGTCGTGCTTATACAAAGGTTAGCGATCAGGGTATTGAAATATCTGGTAAAAATGCCACAAGCCTTGTTGACAAGGTAAAGGCTCGGTTAGACGCTGTTGATTACATCCCAGAAAATGCCGCACCTGTTGCCAACATTCTGAACAAATACGAAAGCATCCTTCAGCGTGGAAACATTACTTTTGATAATGTTGAGCAAATGCGTAGATTGGCAAACAATCTGAAAAGCAACCCAGACAAGAACATTCGTAGACTTGCGGGTGAAATGGTTGACAGCATTGATGACCACGTTGCGGCACTATCCCCAAAAGATGTGGTTTCTGGTTCGGGTGGAATTGATGTTGCCGTTAAGACAATCATGGAAGCCCGTAAAGACTTTAGAAATGCAAGTCGTGCTTCTACTCTTGATAACATTTTGAATGTTGCTGAAACTAAAGCATTAAACCCAACCGCATCTGAGAGCGAGTTGATTCGCCAGGGGTTTATCAATCTTGCAACTAACAAAAACAAGATGAGTTTGTTTAACAAGGACGAGCAAAGTGCTATTAAAGCAGTTGCCAAAGGAAGTTCTTTAGACCCACTCCTAACCTTGATGGCTAAGTTCAATCCACAACGTAGTCAATTTATGGCTGGTGGTGCTTTTGCTGGATCAATTGCTAAACCCGAGATAGGGATACCAATTGCTGCCGCAGGTTATGGTGCAGACAAGTTGCAAGCATTGTTGCGTAGACAGTCTGCTGAAAAGGCTATGAGTGGTCTTTTAACTGGCACAACTCCTCCTCCATCCACAGACTATTACACAAGAGGACTAATGAGTTCTCTGATGAACCCTCCAAACCCATGAAAGACTGGGCTGTAGCATTCATTGCGGCAGTCTGTGTCACTGTATTTGTAGTATTTTGTAGTTATATTATTGTTTGGGCATTTCCGTGATCGCCTTTCTCTTGGCGGCAACCATAGAGTACCGATGTATTAAATGGACTTGGACTGGCGATG